GTCTCCAGATAGCAAAAATCGGTGCAGGTTCCACCGACGAAGCAGCCAATAATTTTAAAAACTTTCTTACCAAAATTTTTGCCCGCGATACTCAGAAACAGTTTGCTGATCTGGGTATTGATTTGCAGGGATCTATTGCGAGTTATAAAGCTGCGGGGATCTCTCCGATTGAAGGGATGTTGAGTGTTATAGAACGTTACCTCAATGCCAAAAGCCCCGAAGCGCTGGCCGGCTTCAAATCAGCCATGAAAATAAAGAATGATACGGCAAGAGATGAGGCACTTCAGGCTCTGGCGAAAAACTTTGGTCTGGGCGATATGTTCGCGGATATGCAGGTCATGGCATTTATCCGCCCGATGCTGGCCAACATGGACAGATATCGAGAGATCCGTGCCGGTGCTCTCAGGGCTGCGGATAACGATTTGCTTGCCAGTGCTTATGATCAGCGGCTGAAATCTCCCCTTGAAGCCACTAAAACACTTATGGTCAGCAGTCGCGATCTGGCAATTACGCTGGGCGATCAATTAGCTCCATCTTTTATTTCTCTGACTCAGGACTTGCTCCCACTCATTCAGGGGACAAAACACTGGGTGGCGACTCACCCGCAATTTGTCAGTGGGGCTTTTAAGCTCATCAGTGCGCTCCTTGCGATTAAGATAGCGACTGTTGGTCTCAAACTGGGGCTGAATCTCCTTATTTCCCCCTTTGTGAACGTCTGGAAAACTGCTGTTTTACTCCGGACCAACTGGCATCGACTGACTACCGCACTCGGAGAAGGTGGCAAATTACGCTGGCTTGTCACTGGATTCAGCCGACTGACCAGCGGAGGACTGAAACTCAGCAAAGTTCTGGCGGGCAGCCTCGTTCGCGGTTTTATGAGCGCTGCACGTGCCGTTCTCTGGATTGGGCGAGCGCTGATGATGAATCCCATCGGTCTCGTTATCACCGCTGTCGCGGCAGCAGCTTACCTTATCTACCGCAACTGGGGGGCAGTCAGTGGCTGGTTTAAACAGCGCTGGGCTGACATTCAGGAAGCCTTTAACGGCGGTATCGCGGGAACTGGTAAGCTGCTGATTAACTGGTCGCCGGCAGGCCTGCTCTATAAAGCCTTTGCGGCTGCGCTGAAATATTTCGGCGTTACTCTGCCGGCAAAGTTCACCGACTTCGGTGGCCATCTTATCGACGGTTTGATTAACGGTATCAAAAACAAATGGGGGTCGCTCAAATCCAGTGTAACCGGAATGGGTGACAGCATCAGTAGCTGGTTTAAACAATGCTGGGCTGACATTCAGGAAGCCTTTAACGGCGGTATCGCGGGAACTGGTAAGCTGCTGATTAACTGGTCGCCGGCAGGTCTGCTCTATAAAGCCTTTGCAGCTGCGCTGAAATATCTTGGTGTTGATCTGCCGGCAAAGTTTACCGACTTCGGTGGCCATCTTGTCGATGGTCTGATTAACGGTATCAAAAACAAATGGGAGTCGCTCAAATCCAGTGTAACCGGAATGGGCGACAGCATCAGTGGCTGGTTCAGCGAAAAGCTGGGCATTCATTCGCCGAGCCGCGTGTTTATGGGCTTTGGTGACAATATCGCGCAGGGGGCCGCCATTGGCCTGCAGCGGACCACTCCGCTTGCAGCTCTGGCCGGGCAGCGAATGGCCAGTGAACTGCTCCCCAGAATGCCCGTGAGCATTCAGGGGCCAGAAATACGGGATAACACTTCAGGTGTTCGCTTCAGTATGCCGTTGCCCGATATCAATGGGTTTATGTCGTCTGCTAAAAATGCGATCGGAGCCGTAATCAATAGTTTGTCTTCCATGCCCGCTATTCCGCTCTCCACCCGGGCATCGATTTTACCAGGGCAACGTCTGGCAAATGAGATGACACCGGATGTTCCCCGTATCCCCTCGCCTGAAATCCTGGCTGCCGGATATTCAGGCCGTGGTGCAGCTGCAACCGGCGGTGGAACGTCTGGTGGTATCCAGGTCAGCTTTAATCCTCAGTTTTTCCTCAATGGCAGGGAAACCACAGCGCCTGCAGGACTGACTGGTGCCCTGAATATGAGTCTGCATGAGCTGGAAAAAATGCTGGAGCGTCTGCTGGCTCAGAAACAACGTAAGGAGTACCGCTGATGTTTGCCGTACTGGGTGATATTGAGTTTGAGCTGATTACCTACTGGGACGGCTTCGAGGCCACGTTCGGCGTCGATTATGCGGAGCATGCCCGCATCGGGGGTAAGCCTGGTCTGCAGTTCGTCGGCGACAGGCTGGACGAAATCCAGATAACTCTGGTTTTCCATCAGCATTATTGTGTACCCGATGTGGAGCTGGCGAGACTGCGAACAGCCATGAAAGCCCATCAGGCACTGGCGCTGGTCTTCGGCAACGGTGACTATCGCGGCTGGTTCGTGATCACCGATGTGACTGCAACCAGCGAGCAGACTGACAGTACCGGCAACGTGCTGGCTGTCAGTGCCACCGTGTCTCTCCGGGAATACACCGGTGACCCGAAAAATCCTCTGCAACCACCGGCAATACGCACGAAGCTCCCGGGTGTCGGGGCGGTCTCCGGTGCCATACCTTCACCTTCAGGGGTGGCGCAGTTCATCCGCAACGGCGTCAACTATGCGAAACAGGCGCAGTCTGTACTCCAGACCACTATCAGCGCCGTTCGGGTGACACAGAAAATGAAGGATAACCCCGTTGTCGCACTGACCCGTGTGCCGGGGCTGATGAGCGGACTGGGTAATATCTCCGGGGCTCTGGGGAAAAGTGTTCCGGCGTTTAACGCACTCTCTGAATCCATGCCCGATGCCATCAGTCTGGCCAGAACAGCCAGCGAAGCAGCCACGTATGTACAGCAGGCACAGTCTGCGCTGAGTGGTGTGGACAAAAGAAATATTGCAGGTGCTCTGGATACCGTTTCCGGGCAGCTTAACGCCGTCGGCACAGCATTCAACCGCATGTCTCCGGGATTAAGTGCAATGGCCGCCAGAATACTGACGAGGAGTGTGTGATGTTTCTTGAACATGTTACCCGTGACGGAGAGCGCTGGGATTCGCTGGCATGGCAGTACTACGGTGACCCGCTGGGCTATCCCCGGATTATTGCCGCCAATCCGCACGTGGCCATCACGCCGGTGCTGCCCTCCGGGCTGTTGTTACTGATCCCGGTGATTGAGGCTGAAGAAGCCCGTACAGAAGAGGATATTGCCCCATGGCTGAGATAAACAGCACTGCGCAAGTCACATCAGCGTTAACCGGCGTCAGCGATGTGCTGACACCGGTGTTCACTCTGTGGTATCTGCAGAAAAACATCACCTCTGATATCGCGCCTTATGTCACCCGTGTGACCTGGAGCGATAACATCAAAAATGAGTCCGATACCATTGAGGTGGAGCTGGACGACACCGATGGCCGCTGGCTGGATAAATGGTATCCGGGCAAGGGTGACACGCTGACGCTGAAAATGGGCTATCAGGGCGAGAAGCTGCTGTCCTGCGGTACGTTCTCTATAGACGAGATCGAAGTGAGTTCGCCCGCTTCCGTTGTTTCTATCCGTGGGGTGGCCACCTCGGTTAACAGTGCCCTGCGGACTAAAACCAGTCGTGGTTTTGAGAACACCACGCTGGCAGCTGTTGCGGGGCGGATTGCCAGAAAGCACCGGCTGAAACTGGTGGGCAGCATTGAGTCCATCAGAATCGACCGGGTGACCCAGTATGCTGAAACCGACGTGGGTTTTCTGCGCCGGCTGGCCAGCGAGTATGGTTATGCAGTGAAAGTGGTCAGTGACCAGCTGATTTTTTCTCATCTGGCCACACTGCGCAGTCAGGAGCCGGTCAGGCAGTTAAAACCGCAGGATGTGGCCCGCTTTTCCCTGCGTGACACCATCAACCGGGTCTATAAATCTGCAAAGGTAAAACACCAGAAAAGCAGCAGTAAAAAACTGATCGTCTACGAAGCTGATGGTGGTACCCGTGAAAGCGACAAAAAGCTCAAAGGTGGTAAGGTTACCAGCGCTGACTCACTTAAAGTTAACAGCCGCGTCAGCGACCCGGACAGTGCCCGGATTAAAGCGGATTCAGCACTGGCCAGACATAACGAATACCAGCAGAACGGCTCCCTGACGCTGACGGGAACACCTCAACTGACAGCAGGCAACAAAATTGAACTGGTGAGTTTTGGGCAGTTATCCGGGCCATGGCTCATAACCACTGCCCGCCATGCGTTTGACCGTAACAGCGGCTACACCACAGAGCTGGAAGTGGCACGGGGGCCAGTCACAAGAGGGAAAAAACAAAAAACTCAGAAACTCACGGTTTATCACCCGGATGGCAGTACATCGACGGTGATTAAGGAGAAGAAAAAATGACTGGTGTCACTCGTCAGGTCGGTACGGTCAGTGCCGTTGATGCCGACAGGGTTCAGGCCCGCGTTCGTCTGCCTGAATGCGATAACCTGCGCACAAACTGGCTTAACGTGCTGCAGCGCAATACCCAGGATAACAAAGATTACTGGCTCCCTGACGTGGGGGAGCAGGTTGAGGTGCTGCTCGATGCCAACGGCGAGGATGGTGTTATTCTGGGCGCGGTGTATTCAGACGTCGATAAACCACCGTTCAGTGACAAAAATATCCGGGGAACCCGGTTTGCTGATGGTGCAGAGTACAGCTACAACCGGAAGACGCACACTCTGATCATCCGGGGCGGCATTGAGCATATTGTCATTGAGTGTGGTGCTGATGTGGTATTGAAAACACAGAAAGCCACGATTGACGCACCGGAAACCGAACTTACCGGAGATCTGCGTGTCAGGGGTAAGCTGATTTACGAAGGAGGCATGGCGGGTTCTGGTGGTGAAGGTGTTACCGCGACCATCCATGGCAATATCGAGATTAAAGGGAATGTCCATGCCACGGGCAGTATGTTGTCTGATGGCGAAAACTCCAGCCACCACTCCCACTGAGCTTTTTAAACGCCTTTAATATCAGCGTTCCCGCACGGGGGCAATACTGCCCCCATGAAAACAACCTCAGTATTCTGGCAACCAGCCCTGCAGGCTCCCGGCGAAATTGTCCGGGGGCTGGATGATATCCGGCAGGCGATTCAAATTATCCTGCGGACTCCCCGCGGCAGCGACCCGCATCGCCCGGAGTTCGGCAGCAATCTGCATCTTTATATCGACTGGCCTGTAGACCGGGCCATTCCGCATGTGGTGCGCGAATCCGTCGATGCCATCCGGCGCTGGGAGCCCCGCTGCCAGCTTATGTCAGTTAAACCCGCCGTCGACGGCGAACATCTTACGCTCCGGGTGAGCTGGAAAGGCTCAGACGGACAGACCCGGACTCAGGAGCTGCTATGGCGCTGACAGAACCCGATTTTATTGAACGCGATGCCGACAAAATCACGGCAGAAATGATTGCGAAGTATGAAGCGGATACCGGCAAAACGCTGTACCCGGCACAGGCAGAACGTCTGCTGATTGATCTGTGGGCCTATCGCGAAATGCTGGTCAGGGTTGCGGTACAGGAGGCAGCAAAGCAGAATCTGGTCGCCTTTGCCCGTGAGCCGATGATTGATTACCTCGGTGAACTGGTCGGTGTATACCGTCTTGCCGCGCAGCCTGCCACCACCACGCTCCAGTTCTCCGTAGATGAGGCACTGGCCATTGATGTGCTGATCCCGGCAGGCACCCGCGTCAGCGCTTCCGACAGCGTTATTTTTGCCACCGATACAGATGTGGTACTGAAGGCCGGATTGCTGCTGGTCAATGTCACGGCCACCTGTACCGAACCCGGTACCGCTGGTAACGGCTGGCAACCTGCGCAGGTCAGTCAGTTACTCGATGAGATTGATAACGTTAACCTGCTGGTGAGCAATCTGATGGCCAGTTCCGGCGGTTCAGAACAGGAAGACGATGACAGGCTCCGGGAGCGTATCAGGCTGGCCCCGGAGTCATTCACCAATGCCGGAAGCCGTGGCGCATACCGCTTTCATGCCATGCAGGCCCATCCCAACATTGTCGATGTTGCTGTGCTTTCCCCGGTTCCCGGGACCGTAGATCTGTATCCGCTGCTCAGTACCGGTCTGCCGGACGGCGGTGTTCTCACGCTGGTAGAGAGTTTCTGCTCTGATGAGAAAGTCAGGCCACTCACTGATACAGTGC